TAAGTAGGATGTACCGTATAATGCTTGGCAAAGAAGATCTGCCTACAAGTCATAGAAATATTATAATGAGTGGTAAAACTCATATGGACAAACTTAGGATAACAGCCATAGAAAACGTAAATAAAGATAAAACAAGAAATAATGAATCAACTTAATCCAACACCTATAAATCCAAAAGGATTTACAAATATGAATAATATACAGGGGATGTATGGCACGCAAGTTCCAAATACATTTACAAGAGATGTTAATAATCCTTATGATCCAACAAATACATTAGCGACTAATCCGGGAGTATCTCCTATACCACCACCAGATGGAGTTGAAACGCCTATTGTTCCACCTTTAACATAAACAACCAATAATTATGAATTTAAACACTAGAAAACACCCAATGACAGTTCACGATAGAGAAGCTAAACTATCAGGGGTTGGAGCTAACGCTATATGGAATGGTCCATTTGACACAACTGCATTGCCAAAAGGCAAAGGATCAAGCTCAGGTAAAGATGGTATTGTATTCAATAACGTTAAACCTGTTTGTGATCCAAGAGCAATAACTCAAAGAGCTAAAGGAAGATACTAAAATAAAAAAAATATTAAAATAAATAATAACCAAACCTAAAACTAAAAACAATGTTCAAATTTATCTCAATTGCTACTACAGTTAGTGGCGCACAACCAATCCTTTTTAATGTAGCGGATATTACAGCAGTGTCTTGGCTTACTGCAACTACATTTGCTATTTATACAGGGCCAATAAGATATGTATTTGTTACTAGCGCTGGTGGTGCATCTAGCACTGTTGCCGCTGTAAATACTGCTATTTTTGCACAGGGACCAACTTTATCACCTGTTGTAATTCCTACTGGAGTTACTATTGGAGCTTTGCCAACAGTAGCAGCTATACCGGTTCCAGCATAATATTAATTTAAATTCCCTATAGATATAATTTTATAGGGAATTTAATAATATTTATTATTTATATGTCTTTTAAGATGAAAGGGTTCCCATATAATGTGGATAACACTCCTGTTTATAGTACCGATATGGACGGCAATATTTTAGGTATGGCGCAATCTAATGGAACTATATTAGTGAATAAAAATATATCTCCTTTAGAATTAAAAAAGAATAAAACTATATCACACGAAAAAGTACATATAGATCAAATGAAACGTGGCGATCTTGATTATAATGATTCACACGTTATTTGGAAAGGCAAGAAGTATCCACGCTCTAAGATGAAAGAAGGAGCTAAAAATCTGCCTTGGGAAAAGGAAGCTTATAAAAAGCAATAAATACGCGTAATAATAATAATATATAACTTTAATTTAATATATTATGAAAAAAGTAATCTGTATTATCGTATTTTTATTTTTTAATTCTTATGTTCAAGCTCAAAAGCTTACTAAAGATTTTCTAGTTGGAACCTGGGCTTCCGATACCGACCAAATAGATTTTTCTATTGTAAACAAGAATGAACTTAATGTTGTATCATTCTCTTATTTAACTGGGAATTACTTTAAAATATTAGGTTATCAATTTGATAAGAATAATTTCTATTTAAATACATTGCATGAGCCTAATGACTGGGAAGCTTTAGGTAAATTCATAGTTGTAGATCAAGATACAATGGTTGCTGATTATGTTAGTGACGCTCCCGGAAAAGTAATTTATAAAAGACTAATAAATAAAAAATAAAGAAAATGGCATATAAACAAAACCCAGGCAGAGGTAATAGTTCAAAAACAGGAAATGGATTACCTAGTCCGTTAAGACAAGATAATGGTATTGAACTTACTGAAAGATACACTAAAGGTGTAAAAACTTTAAAAAAGAAAAGAGAAGAAGGTAAGACAGATACAGGGTTAAATATTGATAAAAAAACTGGATTTGCTACAGCTAAGCCTTACGAAAAAAGTTTTGTTACAAACAAAGCAACAAAAGGAGCTAGTATTATGGGCGGTGATAATAAAACTATGGCTACTGCATCATCTTATGGGCAAGGTAGAGAAGTTGAAAATTTACGTAAAAAATTTGTTAGCGATAGTACCTCTACTATGAATAGAAGAAACAGAAGTGCTGAATTATACAATGCTACAAGTGGTGGCACTAAACCTGAAAATTTAAGTTCTGGACAAGTTTCTTCTTTGGTAAAACTTAATAAAGCCAAAAGAAATAGCTAAAATGAAAAATCTATCTCTAAAAGGTTATAAAAAAAATAGTCCTGATAAAGATAGACCTTATAATGTAATACCTAGCGGGGAAATCACTATGAAAAATGTGGAGTTTCCCGTTTTAGGTATAGATAATAAAGGTAATTCAAAAGTAATGAAACCAGGTAAAGATTATAGTTATCCAGGTGATACTGTATTAGAGATACCTATTAAGAAATCAACAATATATAATAGAATATTTAAAAAATAAATTATGGGACAATATGGTAATCAACCAGATTTTGGAACAATAGTAGTAACCCTAGAAGATATAGGCTTAAATGAATCTTTCCCTCCATCTGCAATATATGTTGGCATAACAGACCTAAATGATGGCAGTGCAGAATTAATAGTACAACCCGTCGGTAATGCCCCTGGAGATACTGTAACTATTACAGGTATATCTAATGGTACTTTTTTACCAATTGTAGTCACAAAAATAACCAGCAAGAATGGTTTGGATATCAATAATGTATTACTTTATAGATAATTAAAACAAACAAATAATTAAATCAAATGGAAAACACAAACAAAATTACAAAAGAACAATTAGAAACTATTGTTAATCAGCAAAAAGATATGAGTGCGCTATTATCTAATATAGGGTTACTTGAATCACAAAAGCATGGGTTCCTACATCAAATCGCGGAAGTTAATAAAAGAGTAGAAGAATTCAAAGCAGAATTGCAAGCAGAATACGGGGATATTAATATTAATATTGAAGATGGTTCGTATACTTATATAGATAAACCTGAAGAGGTTAAATTAGAAAAAGTTGAATAATGAGTTCTGTTATTAGAAAAATAAGTATAGGTACAGACTATAAAAATGAAGCGATGCATTACTCCGTAGGCCAAAATGTTTACGGAGGGCATGCAATATGTAATATTATATTTGACGATAATGACACATCGTATAATATATATATTAAAAAAGAAGATGAAGTTATGCCATGGAAGAAATTTAATTCTAATATGGCTATTTCAGTTGAATACGATTTAGAATATTAATGAGAAGTATATTTAGTTTTATTGTAAAACCAGTAGGTGAAAGATATAACAATAAAGTTAAGGTTGAGGATAAAGAATTAATAATCAATACTAAGATTGAAAGTTTTAAATCCGTAAATAATGTAGCAGAAGTTGTTGCAGTGCCTTTAGCTTATTCAACTGATATTAAAGTTGGGGATATAGTTGTAATTCACCATAATGTTTTTAGAGTATTTTATGATATAAGAGGAAACAAAAAAAATAGTAGATCATACTTTATGGATGATTTATATTTTTGTGATCTGGATCAAATATACTTATATAAGAATACAGGCAAATGGAAAGCATTTGGAGACAGATGTTTTATTAAACCCATTAAGAATAAAGACTATTTAAACATAGCTAAAGAGCAAAGACTTATTGGTATATTAAAATATGGAAATAGTTCCTTAGAAGCGCTTAAAATAAACGAGGGAGACCTTGTTGGATATACTCCTTACGGGGAATTTGACTTTGTTATTGATGGGCAAAGACTTTATTGTATGAAATCTAATGATATTGTAATTAAATATGGACATAAAGGAAACGAAACAGAATATAATCCAAGCTGGGCACAAAGCAGTTCTTGAATTAATTAAAGTTGCAGAGGAAGCTATCTTAGATAATGGGGATGACGATTTATCCGCAGATAAATTAAAGAATGCTGCAGCAACAAAAAAGTTAGCCATATTTGATGCTTTTGAAATTCTAAGTAGAATACAGGATGAAACCCGTATGCTAGAAGAAGAAGATAAAGATCCTACAATAAAGACTTTTAAAGGTTTTGCAGAAGGGAGATCTAAATAATGTACGAGCAAACACTTTATAAAATACTTCCTGACTACGTAAAACAATCGGTGATTAAACAACAAAACCGATATAATAAATGGAAATACGGTTATAATAAAGAACATGATCTAATTATTATAAGCAAAACAGGTAAGATTGGAGAAATATACGAGATACAGAATTTAAGGATCGCTTTACCTTTAATTGATGAGTCTTATAAAAGAGCTCCAAAGAAAGAAGAACAATATTGGGAACAATTAAAAATACCAAAAGAACTTGAAAAAATAAAAAGCGTATTTGATTGGAATAAATATCCAGATAATTTCAAGGAAAAATGGTATGATTACGTAGACAATGAATTTAAACGTAGAGAAGAAGGTTTCTCATTTTATAATAACGGAGTTTCTACATATATAACTGGTACACATTATATGTACTTACAGTGGAGTAAGATTGATGTTGGAGCGCCAGACTTTAGAGAATCAAATAGATTATTTTTTATATTTTGGGAAGCTTGTAAAGCAGATTCAAGATGTTATGGAATGTGCTATTTAAAGAATAGACGTTCCGGGTTTTCTTTTATGTCATCAGCTGAATTAGTTAATCAAGCTACTATATCAAGTGATGCTCGATTTGGAATCTTATCAAAAGCTGGAGCAGACGCTAAAACAATGTTTACAGACAAAGTTGTTCCAATCTCTATTAACTATCCTTTCTTCTTTAAACCCATACAAGATGGTATGGATAGACCGAAAACAGAACTTGCTTATAGAGTGCCTGCTTCAAAGTTTACAAGAAGAAAACTAGATAGTCAAGAAAACCCTGAAGAACTTGAAGGTCTTGATACAACGATAGATTGGAAGAATACAGGAGATAACTCTTATGACGGTGAAAAACTTAAATTACTAGTTCATGATGAAAGTGGTAAATGGTTGAGACCTGACAATATATTAAATAACTGGAGGGTTACTAAAACCTGTTTAAGATTAGGTAGTAGAATTATTGGTAAGTGTATGATGGGTTCAACATCAAATGCTTTAGATAAAGGAGGAGACAATTTTAAAAAACTATATTATGCTTCAGACGTCACGAAAAGAAACCGCAACGGCCAGACTAATTCAGGATTATATAGTTTGTTCATACCTATGGAATGGTCGTACGAGGGATTCATTGATACTTATGGAATACCTGTCTTCGACACTCCAAAAACCCCAATCAAAGGAATTGACGGGAACGAAATAGATTATGGTGTTATTGAACACTGGCAGAATGAAGTTGATGGTTTAAAAACTGATTCTGATGGATTAAATGAATATTATAGACAATTTCCAAGAACAGAGCAACACGCTTTTAGAGACGAAACAAAACAATCCCTATTTAATCTTACAAAAATATATGAGCAAATTGATTATAATAACGACCTAAGGAACTCAAATATATTAACTAGAGGTAATTTTCAATGGGAAGGTGGTATACAAGATACCAAAGTAATATTTTATCCAAACAAAGATGGTAGATTTTTAGTGTCATGGATTCCTCCTTATCATTTACAAAATAATATAATATTAAAGAATAGTATGAAATATCCTGGTAATGAGCATATTGGCGCGTTTGGTTGTGACCCTTATGACATATCAGGAACAACAGATGGTAAAGGATCTAAAGGCGCTTTACACGGATTAACTAAATTCTCAATGGAAGATGCTCCATCTAATACATTTTTTTTACAATATATATCAAGACCTCAAACGGCTGAGATCTTTTTTGAGGACGTGCTTATGGCGTGTATATTTTATGGTATGCCGATATTAGCAGAAAATAATAAACCAAGATTATTATATCATTTTAAAAGAAGAGGTTATAGAGGATTCTCTATGAATAGACCGGATAGAATATTTAATAAACTATCTGCAACAGAAAGAGAAATAGGAGGAATACCAAACTCATCACAAGATATAATGCAAGCGCACGCAGCAGCAATAGAAACTTATATAGAAGAATATGTAGGTTTAAATGAAATGGGTTATGGAACAATGTATTTTCAAGATACATTAGAAGATTGGGCAAGATTTGATATAAATAAAAGAACTAATCATGATGCTTCTATTAGTTCAGGATTAG